CCGTCTCGGGATGAGTCCCGAGAGCCGAGGCGATCTCTTGGACGGTTAGAAGTTTTACGCTCACGCAAGCGAATGTAGCCGCGTGTTGCAAACTGTCGAGAGAAATCTTTTGGGAATTTACTCGGACGGTTGCTGGAACCCTCGGCGGGCTGAGATTGGCGTGAGGGTTTGGCCGGATTCTCGCAGTTCCTTGAGGAATCGATACTTACCGATTTCCGCGCCTTTGTCGTAGGCTTGGTTCAGGAGTTTGATGCGAGCATCATCGCCGTTCTGCTGGTATGCACCGCTCAGATAGGCGCGTTCGGCAAGGCTTCTACGCCAGAAGCCAACGAGCTGAGTGTACCGGTCATACTGCTCAGGGGTGAGGCGTTCGTACGTCTTGTTTCCGTAGGTAATCTTCGGGTTCGGAACAGAAGGAATCGCCTTGTTATCAGCGGTCCTACGCCATGTGGAGTAGATCGAGGCATTGAGAGGATCGGCATCGATCTCGCGGCTCTTGGATGCACTGAGAAGATTGTAGGCCCAAGGATTCTCGCTCTTTGGAGTCTGGCGCACAGGCTCTCCCCACAGATCGCGGCGCACGGGCATCGCATTCGGATCTTTGGTTCCTGGGATTTGCAGGCCAAGAACAGCGAATCGTTGATTCAGCTCGTTTGTGGTATCCTTGATGAACCCTTCGTTGCCAATCGCAGGAAGATACTCGCGTCGAGACCTGCGGATTACGCCAAGAATCGCGGGAGCCACCGGGGAAGCGGCAGTCACTGCGAGGTTCTTGATCCACCGGTCAAGTGAGTTGCCAGACTCCTCGGACATCAGCTTGATGAAATCGCTGGTTCCTTTGAGAAACTGCTGGTTCATCACAAAGTTGATGCCAGACAGAGCCGCGCCCTTTCCAAGCGACAAGAAATCAGGGTCGTCATTCGGGCTGCGCTCCTGCAATCGCTTAGCCGATCCCACCATCAGACCAATCGCTCCACTTGTCCCCAATGCCGAGAGATCTTTGACGGTATCACCCGGCTTGAACGTGGGATCTCCGCCCCGAACCAAGCGTCTCAATCCGCTGACGTTAAGAGTGCCAGGAGGCATCACACCACCAGATTTGGCCAACTCGCGAGCCTTGTTCGTTTCGCCGGGAGTATCGAGATTGGGGGTGATGACACCCTTGTCGTAGAGGTAGGCGTATGCTCCACCAACCATCGTTCCAACGACGAGTCGGCCAACAGCAATGTTTCGCTGACGAGGGGTCAGGTTTTTCCAGTTGAAACCTTGAAGCAAAGCGGCGGGTGTGAATTGCATCGTTTCAGCAACCACATTGATCGGTGTTTTCTGGAACAACGAAATAAGGCGATACGGAATGTATCCAGCAGGACCAGCCTCTTCCTTAATGAATCGGTTGATTCCAGCAACCATTCGAGTTCCAAAGTTTTCCTGTTGGAACACCGATTTGGCTGATTCGTGTTCAATCAAACCAAGATCGTCTGGCGTGAATCCGCGTTGACCAGCAGCACTGGCTTCATCGCTGATTGCCATGAGCTTAGGATCACGAGTGGCCAACTTTATTTGAGCCTCGGTCAATCCGCGCTGTCGCCCAATCTCAGCGATGATTCTCGCTCGATCAGCAGAGCGGAATGGAACGTCAGTAGCTTGGCTCAACCTGAGGAATACGTCGGGAATTGCTCCAAGCGTTGCCTCTACCAAGTTCCTCGCAATGGGAGCATCTGGATATTTTCCAGACATCGCATCGAACAGGTTTCCCCATGCGCGTGTGAAATTGAGTGGATTGCCAATGTCGGTGCCAAGTTCATACGGCATGGCACTGGAACCTTTGAGCAGCACTTTCTTGGCTTGTGGAAGAGAGTTTCCAAATGCCTTGATCCGATCAAGTGTGCGGGCGCGGATGTTGTAGCTGTTGTTCTTGTTTCCAGACAACGCCATGTCAATCCCGCTTGCCGTAACATCAGCAAGCTCTCTCAACGGAATGTTGATCGTGTTTCCAACAACATTCCTGATGATGGAAATCGGAGACATCACCGAACCTTGAACCATTGAGATGAACAGATCGGTGGCTGTGGATGGATTGAGTCGCGCAATCTGCTCGTTCAACGCAACGTCAGATTCCGATTTCAACGCATCGGCCATGTCCAAAAGACCGGAGTTGACCTTGATGCCGTTGATGTCGTTTTTGTTTACCGCATCCTTGAGCTTGATCTCAGCGCGTTTCACAGCATCGACTGAACCTCGATACTGATCCATTGAATCGCCCAGTTTCGTGGCCTGTTCAGGAGTGAGCTTTCTGCCACGCTCATCCATCGACTTTGCAACGAGCTGAATAACACCTTCGCGAGAAGCAGACTTGAGCAGCTTGAACTGGTTGATGAGCTGACCCCAAGTGGTTCCGCTTTCTGCCAATTTCAACGAAAGATCAATCGCTTCCTGAGTGCGTCCTTCATTCAAATACCGATTGAACAGCTCCATCCCAGAAGCAACACGAGTATTTGACTTTGCATTACCAATGTCAGCGTTGAGCTGATCAGGGGTCATCATTGATGCCTGTTCAACCACCTGATCAACATTTTGCTGCAAATATGAAGCGCGAGGAGATTTTGCCACCGCTTCTCGGATCACAGGGGGAACACCAGGAGCGGCTGCAACGCGCTCGGCGAACGCACGAGGCTCCATCTTGGGAGGAGCTTGTATGGCAGATGGGCGTTCAATGGTGAGAGAGAGTTGGTTTGAGAACTCATTCTCGTCGAACTTCTCTTTGAAGTTCTGTTGGGCATAACGAAGACCAGCGGCTACGCCATCGGCAACGGTTCCACCTGCTCGAATGATTTCTTGAGCTACCGTAAGCGCACCATTCCAAGCAGATCCCATAAGCTGAGGAAATGGGTTTGCGCCCACACCCGGTTCAATTTCAGCACGGAGTCCTTCGAGCCTCTGAGCAACGGTTTCAGCTTTCTGTCGGAACTTGCCTTTTGTGGCAAGCCGCTCATCACGAACTTTAAGACGTTCAGCCAAGATGTCGTCAACAGACCGAAGCGGAGTTCTTTCTGGTTCTTTAGCTGGAAGCATCCCCCCCTCTCTAGGGGCAGGTCTTTCTACCGTAAATTCAGGAGTGATGATTTCACCGGAACGAACAGGTTCAGCCGGAACCTCTGGAGTTGGTTCTCCGCGCATGAGTTCCTCGGTTGAAAACTGTCTTCGGCCAATGGCTTCTCGAATTGCTGCGGCTCTTTCACGAAGTGCCTGACGCTCAGCGGATCGTTGAGCCTGAGCTTGCTCAGCAGTTCTGAGTGGTGTTCCGGCACTAGCGGCTTCACTTTCTAACGCCTTCTGTTCTTCGGCAGCAATACGTTCGTCGCGGGCGCGAAGACGTTCAGCTAGTATTTGATCCTGAGTACGAAGCGTCTCAGGAGCTTCCTGAATCACCTGTTCAACAGGAAGTCGTCCCCCTTCAACTTGAGCGCGTGGACCCTCTCCAATCACTTCTGGTTGATAGATGAACGGCTCATCGGGATTCATCTCAGCAATCAGTTCTCGGAACTGAGTCTTGAGATCACGCACCGGAACGATGCGATCCATCTGATCGATGAGTCCACTGACTTGGCCAATGGCCTCCCCAACGGTCTGTTTTCGAGAAGCAAGGTTATCAAGCACATCAGCTTGAGTTACACCTTTCCCGCGCATGCCAAACGAGCGGGCCACTTGAGTGCCAAGACCGGCTGCGAAGAGAGTTCCGATAGCCGCTTCGTATGAAGCCTTGAGCTTCTGCTCTGGAGTAGCTTCTGGATCAGCGATGGTCTGCAATGCAACACCGGTTGATTCAGCGGCACCACGGGTTACCTCGGGAGCAAGAACAGCGGGGATGGCTTGGCCAACTTGCTCAGTTGCGCGAGCCGCCTCTCCAGCGCGAGTGAGATCCGCAATCTGTGCAGCGCGAGCAGCAGAAGGGGCTGCGGCTTCAGCAAATGACTCAGTGGCAGCAGCAACAGATCTTGGAATTCGAGCAGCTTCTCCAGCGGCTCCAGCAATCCCAAGAGTCATCAGGTTCATCGGAGACAGAAGGTCAGCGGCAACTTGGCCCGCCACTTCCCCCGCCGGACGAGTCACTGATTCTGGAACAGCCCGAAGTCCTGGAGTAACAATCCTTGCAATGTCAGCGGCTTTTGCGCCTAGAGACGCTCCCAATTCACGCTTCTCAGGAGAAGCTGACAAGAGGGCCATGATGCCTTCCTTGTCGATACGAGATGCACCTTCGAGCATTCCCTGCTTTGGCTCACCACCAGTGACCTGCTGGATGGTTCTTCCAACGGTCGCAAGATCTTGCGGCATTGGAGTTCCAAACGCAAAAGGAGCGGCAATACGGGCGAATGCTGGAGCGACCGATTTGGCCTTCTCGTACAGGCTTGGTGGTGCCTCAAGAACTGGAGCATTCGGATACTTTTGTTTACCAGCAAAAGCGAACGCCTTATTTATATCCTCTTGAGTGGGGTCTTTATCGCCTTCCAATTCAAGAGTAACACCAGTAGCATCATTGGTGATCTGATAGATAGGCATAATTATCTTACACGCTTAATTGTAAAACCGGGAATATCAGTAGGCTTAGCAGTTTCAGAACCCTTTACTCCAGCGGCTGGTTCAATTGGGAATCCACCGGTTCCACCAAACGCAGATTGAAACTGCTTGGTTATTTCAGCCTGTTTTTCAATCGGAACTCCCGGCTTGAATGTGATTACAGGCTTATAGGTTTCAGTAACAGGATCGAATGACAAACGGCTTGAGAACGGAGAGTTATCAGTTCCAGCATTATCAAGAAAATCCTTAAGTTGAGGATACATCTTGCTTATTTCCTTAATTTGCTCAGGGCTTCCACCGACAGTTCCAACGCCAGGAAGATTGAACTGCATGTATCCCTGCTTCTTTCGATCAGCTTCCTTTTGAGCGGCTTCCTTCGTTTTCTCCTGAGCCTCCATGAACGCGAGCGTTTCAACATCGGGTTCCCCGAGTTTTACTGCTCGCTGAGACAGGTATCCCGACATTTCAGGAGCGCGTGACTTCAATGCCTGAATTCTCGCGTTTTCCGTTTGAGCTTGAGAAAGTTCAGCTTCAGCTATTCCAGCTCTTGTGGCGGCATCGAGTGGGCCAACGAACTGATTAGTGGTTCCACCCAAAGCCATTGCGGCACCCTTGGCCTTTGAAGCTCCAGTCAACAAATTGGCTTCACGTTCAGCGGCCAATCGCTTGATGTCTTCCTCAAGCATGAGCTGACGTTGAACTTTCATGCGCTTGAGAAGCATGTCTTCTTCAAGCAAAGCTCTTCTTGCGCTTGCCGCTTCCTGAGCCTTCTCAGTGCTTCCGCTGATCTGGCCAGCCAAGCCTCCGGTAAGGACGTTCAGAAGGCGGGTTGGTACTCCGGTGCGATATTGAGCGGCTTGCTCAAGTGAACCAACATTTGGATAATTAGGTGTAGCCATAGGTTAGTATCCTCCAGCGAAAGTGTTTTTCTTGCGAAGTGTTCCGGGTTCGACGGGCATGGGCATTGCGCTGCGATCAGGATTGAGTTCGCTTCCAACGGGTTCTGGAACCGGAGGATTTCCGTATGCTTTCATTCGCTCTTCCAGACGGCGTTGAAGTTCATCCTGAATAATCTGCTGCTTCGCCATATCTCGCTGCTCCAGCTTGTCGTTCATTCCGCTGGCCTGACCGTAGATGCCTCCGGTCAGCAGGTTTCCGAGGCGTTCCATGATGCTCGGATCATACTTCGCAGCTTCGCGAACCAGCTCTGGGTTAGCGCGAAACGCCTCGGCCTCAGCGAGCTTCTGACGCTCAAGTTCCTTGTCGCGACCGCTGAGGTTGTTGTACAAGCCAGCGGTGGCAAAGTTCGCAGCGTTCTGGAGGAAGTTCTCGAAAGCCATGATGATTACCTTCTCAAATCATTGAGCATGGATCGACCGGCCATGCGACCGTTCATCACGCGCATTGCGGCAGCGAGGATCTCATCAGGATCGTAATTGATGTATCCGTTGTACGGGTTCAAAGCCTCCTGCATGCGTCGAGCGGGAATCGGAACAGTGGTTGGTTCGACAATGGACGGAGTTGATGTGACCGAAGACCCCGGAAGGGTTATCGGCTTGGGTGGCTTTGGAGGAGCAACCGGAGCAACCGGAGCGACCGGAGGCTGGCTCAGATCCAAGATCGGAGTCGATGTCACCGAAGATCCCGGAAGCACGATTGGAAGCCTACCGGGGAATGTAACAAGCCCTATTCCACCTGATGTTACTATCGCACCATCCTCACGCTTGGTCGTAGTCGGCGGTGTTCCGCCTGCCGTAACGCCACCGGGAATTGGCTGAGGAGGATTGTAGTAATCGGAAGTGAGAGTTTCATCACCCGGCTTGACACCACCCTTATCCCTCGAAGGAGGCTTGGCGAGGTTGGCGTAATCCCAGTCGCCTTTCATCCAGTTCCACTTATCACCAGTGTCATTGACAAGCACATCACCAACACGAGTTCCGGGCATATTCGGAACCTCAGTACCCCACATCTGATATCCACCACCGGGAACGAGGTAGAGCTGATCAACGGCAGGGGTTGGAGTTTGATTCGGTCCTGCTGGTTCCGATTCAACGTCCGATGAGTTGTTGATGCTGGTATCGTTCGCCATAAATCAGGCTTTTGGAACCATGCTCTTGATCCGACCGATCATCCAGTTGGCCACCAACTTCTTCGCCTTCGGTTTATCCTTGAGCCACTTCGCGAACTTCTCCGCGTTGCTGTCGTAGAAGCTCTTGAACCAAGCGGGTCCAACGAGTTCCTTCCAGAAGTAGAACGCTTCCCACTGATCGGGAATGCACTCGCGAGCGACGTAGCAACCAGCAGCACTTCCGAGTGCGCCGATTGCTCCGGTGACACCTTTGAGGATTGCCAACGGTGAACCAGCCTGCGAAGCCTCGAACGCGTTCTGGGCGTTCTGGAGCGCAAAGCTGGAACCGGTCTGAAGCAACTGACCAGGACTAGCTTGCTGCATGCCTTGAATGTACTGAGGAGAAGCGAACGGAGACGCACCCTGCTGGAGTCCGCCAAGCTGAGCGGCTTGCGAAACGATGGGCTGGAGACCCAGAGCGGACTGGATGTTCGCAATGTTCTGCTGCTGGGCACCCTGACGTTGCTGCTGAGCAGACATCTGGCCCGCAAAGGTCTGTTGCTGGGCAGTGTTCCGCTGACCGGTGGCTGCGAGGATATTCTGGAACGATTCCTGAGCTTGGCGATTGGCGACATCGCTCGTGGTTTGGCCGCTCTGGAGTAGGCCAAGAGCTTGCTGACGACGCTGGACATCGGCATTCGCAATAGCCTCGCCAACCGCCCGCGCCTCGCGGAAAGCGGAAAGGTTACCGAGGATATTTCCGGTAGCAGTCCCACGAGCGCGAACGGCTTGCTCAGCGGCTCGGATCATTGCGGGATCAAGCGTTCCGGCTTGAGCGAGACCGGCACTGATCTGGCGTTCGAGGTTGCTGCGGATGTTCGCTGCTTCGCCAGTATCCTGCGGGCCGGTAGGCATGCCGACACGCTCGTAGGTGGGGGCAGCGGGAGCGGTCTCGGCAATGGGGCGTTGCCCAATGCTCTCCATGAAGTTTTCATAGAGACCATAGCGTTTAGGATCAGCGGCCTTAAGCTCTTTAAGGCGTTGCTCGGCAAACTGAGTTCCGTACTCCTTTGCGAGATCGAGCTGAGCCTTAGTCTGTTCAGGGGCAAGAGATGCTAATGCGCGAGCTGTTTCGCGTGTGGCATCGATGTCAGACATGCCGCTGAAATTAACCGTTCGGTACTCACCGGTTTCTTTGCCGTTTTTGTAGATTGGAACCCGAACCTCTCCCCCAATCCGAGACGCTGCCTCGATCTGCCGTTGAAGCGGAAAGGTTTCAATCGAAGCCATGACAGCCTCGCGGTTTGCCGCCGCCATATCCGGTGCTTTATATGATCCGCCCATAGGAAATCCTTCGGTTCATTAGAAGTTTGAAGTATCTGTTGAAATCGTACAAACGGGAAACGCCTCTGCTAAATCCGCCCACCTTGGTGACCTTATCTGAACAGACGGTCATCATGGCCAACCAGAGAGTCTGAACGGCTTCTGGTTCCACCCCAATTACCATCTCGATCCAAGCGATGTGGCCATCAGGGAAGTTGTTGTTGATGTCTTCCGCTTCCTCGATTGAGTTCAGGAAACGAACAGCTCCGACACCAATGCACTCGCCATTCTCATTCTTGATGATCCCGATCTGCTTCATCTTGTTGAAGATGCCGATCCAGTTCAGGAGCTGATCATCGTTCCATGTGGAACAAGTTGGCCAATGAAGCCTAAGCAGCTTAGCTGCTTCGATGATAGACGGATGTGCGTTCATTGCTGAGGACGCACGGAATCGACGAATCCAGAGAGAATGGCGGATTGGAATGACAGGCGACCGCCCGCATTGGTTTCAACCTTAAATTGGACCGAGTTCCATCGGCCCTTGCTGATGAGGTTGTAGGCTTTCAGGAACTTCTGAGAACTGGTTATGCTCAGGCCAGAATCAATCGTAGAGAATGTTCCAGTCATGTCCTTGGCGTAGGAAACGGTAACACCGGTATTCTGGGTGGTGTACGGGTTGTCGAACGCGAGCTGGATGCTGTAACCGATCTTGTCGGGGATGGGTTCCCCAAGGTTGTAAGCCTTGGTGGTCACCGAGGACTGGTATTGCGAGCCACCATCCAAATAGGAAGAAACCGGTGTTGGTACGGTGCGAGTGTTTGGCAGGTAGTCGTTGAATGACCAGACCTGATTGCTTCCCGAAGACACTGCGGTCATGTCGCCAGCGAACATCAGCACAGGGCCAAAGCTTGAGAACGATGTGGCAAAGAAGTCGTTCACCTGCCAGTTGTCCCAGTATCCAAGCCAAGAGCGGGCCAGTGAGTGGTATACGATGATCGCGTTATTCCGAGGGATCAGGTCTTCGAGTTCGAGATGGTAACCGTTTTCGAGAAGCATCGCATACTCGTTTTCGAGACCAACACCGAACGGTCCTTCCTGAACGAACGGAACCGCAAGCAGGTATCGGTTATTCCAGAACACACCGTCGCAGAGTTCGAGGCGCGTCTTATCAATGCGGCTGATGAGATCGTTGATCGGGCTGCTGAGCGCGAGTCCAACGCTGGTCTGGGTACCCGCTTGGATCTGGGCCATCGAGCGGATGCCGTCACGAGATAGGAAGAAAACGTCAGCACCCACCGCAGCAATGGATCGGTGCGAGGAGCAGCCGATGTTTCCGCTGACGAGCGAAATAGACCAATCAGCGGGATCTGCCGTTGGATCGGCATCCACAGTCCAGATGGACCGCTCCTTGAACACGAGCAAGCGGTATCCGAACCACGAGTAGAGACCACGAATCGGATCGCCATCGCCACCAACTCGAATAGAACCAAGCGGGTCCCAGACTTCGCCATCGAGGATATCCGAGAAGTAAAGGGTATCGGGAGGAACCGTGGTATCTGCCGAAACGCACCAGAGACGATTGGTATGCGTTGTGAGGTAGAGAGGCTTGGCAGGAGCGGCGAGGGATACAAATGCGACCGCGTGAGATTGGTTTGTCGGGGAAATTGTAACCGTTGGGGGCGTGATGTATCCGCTTCCGGGATTCAGAATTACAATGGAAAGAATGGCTCCGTCTCCGCCGATTCTTGCTTCAGCGGTTGCAGTTACACCACTCGGAGGGGCCGATATGGTGATTGTTGGGATGTTGCTGTGTCCGCTTCCCTGATTGATGACATCGATGCGGCTGATCTTACCGGCAGCGATGGATGCGTTCGAGTTCGAGCTGTTGACATAACGCAGTGCGCTATAGCCATCCGCGTAGAACAGCTTCTCGTTGAGCTGAGCGAAGTAGACGTATCTCGCGAGAGGATTGATCGTAGATCCGCTGATGACGTTGTACGAAATACCAGGAGATCCGTAGTACAGCAGATTGGTGTTTGCGTTGATATCATTCAGCGCGATTACCAGACGCTCTGAGGCGGACGTATCAAAGTAGAAGCCAGAGTAGACTTGGCAGTTGATTGGAAGGTTGGAGGCGAAGTTGCCGGTGGTTGCCTCCCAGTTTGTGATAACAGCTTCCCAGTTGGTAGTGATGCTGTTTCCAACCAGTGAAACGGACCCGAGACGAGTGACAAGGTTTCCAAAGTCATCGTAGTCCATGTTGATGGCCGACTCCAAGCTTGTGGCCGGAATGGCATCTGGACGAGTAGCTGAAACGACACCAGTGCTAAACCCATTGCTTCCATCCAGAAGCATCTGGTCGTCGAGTGCGTCTGAGGATTGGAATGGCATTAGGTGATGTCCTGAAAGGTGTAGTCGTAGAGGCTGTCAGGAATGATGCGGCTGATCTGCTGCTGCTGACCGCGTTCCATGTCTTTCATAATGGACACCTGAGCAGCACCCTCTTGAAACTTGGCTTGGGCCTTACCGTACTGCCGAGAGTATTCCAGGAGATCGCCTTCGGTGTAGGCCATCAGTGCATTCTCCACACCGTGCAGCTCGAAGTTGCTGTCATTGGTGATGGTCTGAGCCTCACCGAACTGACGCATCTGCGACTGCTTCTTACCAAGGATGAAGAGCGTTCCATTGACGTTGGGAACGGGGATGAGCTTGATCTTGGGAACACCGGCAAGTCCGTAAGCGGGGTCCATGTTTCGGACCCAGTTCACGAAGTTGTTGGGAGTGGACTTGCGCCCATCGACGTTGTTCCAAGTGTTTGGATCGAGCTGGAAGAACGATACCCACTCAGCGGACGGGATCTCGATACCATCGGTATCCCCATCAACCGTGAACTTCACTGCCACCGGGAAGTCCATGTACATGTTGTACCCAGTGTTCGACGAGTAGGTGCTGGTGATGAAGGTGCTGATCGTATTGATCTCGTCACCGTCAGTGATCGGAATGGAGGTAACGCCCAGGGTATCGTTCCACAGGCACGAATCCCAGATCATGGAGTAGCGGCGGATACAGAACTTCTTGGCCAACGTGAGCGTGGCCGAGTCCGTGAACGACAGCTTGTCGCAAGCCGCCTGAGCTACTTCAGAGGGTTTCATTAGGCGAAGTATTCCTGAGCGGTGATCGTCGAAGTAGTGCTTTGCTGGACGGAACCACTTATGTTGAAGTTCAAATATATGTCACTAGATCCATAAATGTGAATCTTGTATGTAACAGCAGAGGTGGTATTGGGTGAATCAAGAAACTCTATCTTAACATTGTTGATCGACTCAATCTCACCGTCTTCGTAGCTGGCGGAAGCGATTCCAACTATTCCAGTACCAGTGCTTGTTCCAATCTCAGTTCCGTTTCTAGTTAGCCTGAAAACGCAGTTTTTGGAATCACCGGTTAAAAACGAATAGTTGATAACGGCAGAAACAAGAATGTTTGAACTGCCGCTTCGTGGAGTAATAGAAACCGATATTACATCAGCACCAGATCCAGTGGTATTTGCCTCAATGCTTGCTCTGGCTTTGTTTGGAGTCTGCTTACATTGAGGTGAGTTCAATGAAGTCTGAACAAACTGACTGGAGTTGGAAGCCCGAAGTCTTCCAGTCGAATCAAGAATGATAACCTTATCGGTATCCGTATCAACATTCTGAGTAGTGATGTTCGGGAATGTAACAACATTCGCATTAACAGTAAGCAGATCGGTTGAAGCATTACCAATAGTGGTATTGCCATTTACGATCAGGTTTCCTGTGGCGGTCAGGTTGCCGCTGGTGAAGATGGTTCCAGTCGTGGTGAGGGTGCTTCCGAACACGACTGCACCGGTCACGTTTAGGGTGCTTCCGAAGGTAACCGCTCCGGGAATCGAAACGCCTCCGTTGAACGTAGCGAGACCGCTGCAATTCAGATAGTTGAGCGAGGTGGTTGATCCGACGGAAAGGTTACCAGCAATCGAGCTTGAGGCTGCGACGTTGGTCTGGGTGATGTTTCCGTAGACCGACAGGTTGCTTCCAGAGCTGATGTTTCCAGAACCACCGGTTGAGATGTTGCCAGTGACAGCCAGTGTCGATGACATCGTGGCGGCTCCGGTGACTGCGAGAGTGGACGAGAGAGTGGTCGCACCGGTAACGGTCAGGGTGGATGAAAGGTTGGTGGCACCGGTCACACCGAGTGTAGAACCGATAGTGGCCAACCCAGAGACTGCGAGGCTCGAAGCTAGTCCGGTGGCACCCGTGACATTTAGGGTACCGACAATGTTGGCTGCGGTGGTGGATAGCTGGAGCGCGGAATCGGTTCCGCCGCCATCGCTGATGCTCCTGAGACTTCCGGTAAGACTGGCGTTGTCGGAGGTCTTGAGTAGGCCAATGTATGTTGATGCGACTGAACTGCCTGTAAGTGGGGTTGCCATACTATTCCTTCGGTAGTGCGTACCATCCCTCGTGGATTGTCACGCGGTTTTGAGACTTGGTTGGGTTGCCCTGGGCATCTTTGACCCAGACGCGAGCCTTAACGTCCTCAGCGAGGCGTATAGGCTCACCGTGGGGCACCATCACCACTCTTGTTGAGCAGCTTGCGCTCAGAATCAGCAATGCGATCCAGTAGCTTCTTTTTGAGTTCTGGATCGGGTTTTGCATCCTCTGCGGTGTAGGGTGTTTTCGCAAGCCATACCAGCCACTTGAGAATGGCTGATACGATTTGCTCGATGACGTTCATTCAGCCTTCTTCTTATCAGCGTCCTTGGCCATGATGAGTCCGAATCCAATGGTCACGGCGGTGATGGTGGCTGCGAGGTCCATGTTGGTAGACGGGTCTCCATCGAAGAGCGCTTTGAGTGCGCCTCCGATTGCGACCATGATTGCGCCGACACCTGCGAGAGTGGTTTTCCAGTTCATTTCTTGAGGGCTTTGTAGAGTCCGATTGCTGCGGCTATAAACGCCAACAGAGCGGCCCCGAATCGGAACCACTCTGTTAACTGAGGAAGCAGTGATACCGCACCAGCAGTAGCGGCGGTTGCAAGTGAAAGTCCAAGTCCGCTGCTACTGTTGGTATCGTTTGTCATTGCTCGGGCTTAGGCTGTGCGGCTGCGATGATGAGGTCGGCCAATGGCACTCCTACCTTTGCATTCTGGAAACCGCCAGCTTTGATGGCGATGTCGATGAGTTGGAGGAGTTGATTGGCCTGCTCAGTGGTAAGTTCGATTGTAATCATGCCGTCGGAGCATCCGAAACAACCGGCTGTTCGTCAACAGCGGCGACAGGAGTTTCCGCATTGACGAGCGGCGGCTCCACCTGCGGCAACATCGGAGGAACGATCATCACCGGCGGCGATGAAGGCTGCGCCGCCCACGGCAGCGGCGGAGCGATAACCGGCGGGTTGATCTGGTTCTCGATTTGGAGCGTCACGTTGGCTTCGATAGCCGCCTGATCGACGCCATTGGCGAAGCACCAGCCAAGCACCTGCTGCTCGGTCAGATCCTCGTACGGCGTGAAGTTCTCGCTGGGCGGAGCGAAGCTGGTCGAGCCGTAGCAGGTGCCGCTGTACTGATCCTGCGAGCCGTTGCAACGCCAGTCGGCGGTGATGACGACATCGGTGAGAGTGCCTTCGGTCGGCTTAACGAGAAGGCGTTCGATGATCCAAGAGATGTTCATGGTGGTATGGGTTAGGCGACAGCCAGAGTGGTGATGGTTCCAGAGCTTCCACGGTACTTCAGCGCACCGGATTCGACGTAGAGTTGGCCACCAGTTACGTTGGCCGTAGGAGCAGTTCCGTTCGCAATCTGGATGGTCTTGGCAGCGGTGGTTCCGGCTGTGGTAAGACCCACCAAAAGATTCCCGCTCGCGTCGAGGACCATGTTGGTATTCATGGTGGGTGCAACACCATTTGTACCAGCCGCGCTGCTGCTCAACCACTGATGCGATCCGCTTCCGATGTCTTGATAATAGGCCACCGCATACTTTGAAGACGCCGAAATGCGACCGTAATTTGATCCGGTCCAGAACAGGTTTGACGACAGCGCAACGACATCGTTGTTGAAGTCGAAGTAAGCTCCGTAACCACGCGCACCAACCTGCAAAGCCTTCAGTCCAGAACCCCACGCACTCGGCGTAACCCCCACGCCGACGTTGCCGTCGCTATCAATTCGCATCCGCTCTCCGCCACCGCTTCCGCCTTTGTAAGTCTCGAAAACGAGATAGCCATTACCAGATCCAGTGGACACAGCTCCAATTCGTCCAACGCGGCCCGAATTGAATGTGAGGGTTGAGGTCTGGAAAGATAGATAGTTGTCAGCAAGAACGGTCAGCTTGTCATTCGGACTAACCCCCACGCCCAGCCCCGTGGAGTTCAGGGTCATTCGAGTAGCTACACCCTCATTGAAGAACAGCGACTTGCCGCCGAAATACTGAAGCTGAGTATTGCCATCGGCAGCAGCACCATTGACAAGACCACTATCTCCAAGTTTGGTTTGAGAATCTCCAAAAAGCAAAAACCTGCTAACGAGACTAAGCGTTCCGCTGGTTGGAGTTGCACTCCCTATTCCAACACCGGAAGAACTCACAGAAAGTCCACTCGTCCGCACCGTCAGATCGCCGCTGATGGTGGCGCTGGCGAGGGTGGCGGTGCCGGATGCCCCGAGGATGTTATTAACGCTAATCCTCTTTGTGGTTCCAGATGCCGCCATCGAGTTATCGCTGACATCAACGATAGGGATAGCGTCGTTAATCGGGTCAGCGGCGGTTAATACCCCTAGTGCTGTAATCTTTACGTCTGCCATATCAGTTAACTGTTAGAATGAATTTGTCTGATGCTTCGGTTAAAAGGTTAATGGGCAGTGTACCGCCCTCAAGTGAGATAACATCGTAAGTTCCAAGAGATGCACACAAGTATGTTATTGGATCTCCGGGATTGAACTCCAAAACGATTGGCTCTTCGGTTTGATCTGTAACAAGGACTCGGCGCAAAACAGGCGGATCGATTGGGGTGACTGTTCCGCCACCTCCATTCGATACCAGTCTTGTTCCAAGAGCCAGCGTCACAGGCTTAAGAGTTGATCACTCCGTTGAACGCGATCACCTGACCACCAGTAAGCTGGAAGCTCTGGATCGGTCCAGGAAGCGTGATTCCAGCAGGGATAGTCACTGATGGCCAAGTGCCAGTGATGTTGTTACCAGTGATCGAAGTAAAGGTGGTAGGGGCAACCGTGGTAATCGCCACAAACGGGCCAGTGGTCAGTGTAGTGGCCGTCACGAGAGCGAAGCCCGCGACCCCCATCGAATACTCAGTTGCGAGATTTGCATCAATACTCATATATCCCAGATCTTCCGAATTTGATTCTTTGTGAAAGTGCTTTCAAAGCGGGAACCCTGACGGTCTTCCATCCGGCTGAATCCCTGCTTCACCTTGTCCTTGAGTTCGGCTTCTCGGGCAAAGCCGGTGACCCCGAAGCGGGCCACCGGTTGCCTGTTCCACCGCTTCCCATCAAGGACAACAGAGTCAGTACCCATCGGAGCGATATGCTCGATGGACTGACCATTGTTCTCGAAGGTATAGATCGGCATGTTAGGACTCCATCTCGCTGTCGTACTCCTCAACCATCTTACGCATACCCTTTTCGTCCATAGGCTCCTTGGAAGCCATGGCCTTCTCGCTCTTGTTTTCGTACTCAGCGGGCATACCGTTCACGCTCCGAATCTCGACATAAGCTTCGCCGTTATCGAGCTTCTTGAGAACACCGCGAACATCGTCGAGAACCACTTCATCACCCACTTCAGGCATGGCCTGTTGGCCATCTTCCATGTCAGTGGAAAGAGCCTCGACCGGAATAGAAATCATGGGCGCATTGTTGTCAGCCTCTTCACATCCGCAAGCGGAATGAGAAGGGGCACCACCGATTGCTCGATGATGCCCCTTTGGGCTGACGGCAATCACCATGATGGTGGCCGTCTTGGGTCGCATATTACAGCGTGGAAGAGGTCTTAGTACGATGGACCAAGTACCAGGTCGGGTTACCAGTAGAACCCGTGTTACCAGCAGCCAGACGGAGCGTAGCGAAGTACAGCTTCACACCAACGGTGATGAGCTGGTTCAACGGATCGCTCTTGTCGGGGGTGTCAGTGATAACGATCTTCGGAGACAACGGATCATCACCGGTCAGAGCAGGGATACCGAACGACTCGTTACCAAAGAAGAACGAGGCGATGATGTCCTTGCTGACAGCGAGACCGCCACCAGCGGAGGTAGCCTGATAAACGAACTCATCGGCAGCGGTGCCGGAACCGGTGCTGACAAACGAGTTGGTCTGGGTGACAACGCGGCAACCGTAGATGGAACCAACCTCGCCCTTGTAGAACGGCGTACCCTTGTTTCCGTAGTTAGAAGCGTTCAACCAATCGGCATCGCGCATCAGGTCGCGAGCAACGCGAGGATCGGTCGCGAGGACGTAGCCACCGTTGATCATCGGAGCGCGATTGCGCTTCAGTCGGGTCATGGAATCGAGGACAGCCGAAGCGGTCATCGTGGTGTTGGCAGCAGTCGTGTCGCTGTTCAACGCAGAGAAGCTCTGGGTGGTCAGCGTAGCAGGGTTACCGTAAACCTTAACACCACCGGAGCTGGCCACAGTGTTCACAGCGTCCGAGTTATCAAACGTACCACCACCCTCGGCGGCGGAACCGATGGACGAACCGCTGGCGGTGAGGTTGGAGCCAACCAGCGTGTTACGAATCACGGAGTCAACCCAGAGGGCCATGTCCAAGCCAGAGGTCTTGGTGGCCTGCTGGAGCGAGTTGAACAGGTCCGTGGCGCGGAGGATGTCGGTCAAACCGATCACCTGACCGTACTGGGCGAGCGACTTGCTGAGGCTGTTCAGGGCCAGAGCGCGGTAGTTCGCGGAGCTGATGGCCGTACCCTCGGAGCTGATGGTCTGGACACCCGAGACGCTCGGCGAACCGAAGCGGAACATCGTGATGGCCTTGTTACCATTGTTCCGGGGGATCGGAGCCTTCATGGCGAACTGATCCAGGATGGTCTCCTGCTGGACGATGGAGAGCAGCTCCTTGCTGAAGTAGTTCTGGAACTGGCTCGTGAGCGTAGTTGAAGTAGTTACGGGCATATTTTAGTTGTGGTTGTGCTATTAGCCTTCGTCCCGGTCGAACTCTCTCGTCGCTCGCATGAGCGCGTCCCTTTGCTCCTTCAGGGATAGCTTGGAGAAATCCTTCTCTTCAGCCTTGAGTTGTCCTGCCGGTACGCTTTTACCAATAGCGGTCTTCTGCTGGAGCTTACTGAGTTGTTCTTTCAGAGACTTGTTCTCGGCTTCCATCGACTGAGACCGTTCGGCTGCATTCTGGAGCTTCACAATTTCGACAGCGTGGACAAGTCCATCAGGAGTCGCAGTGAGCAGCGGGAAATTATTCAGAAGCTGAACAGTACGCTTGTACTCAGAGCTGTTCTGATCTTTCAGCCAAGCCTCCTTCTCGGACAGCTTGCCGTAGTTTTCAGCCCATGACTTCTGGAACTGCTCCTGTTGAACCTTCTGCTGTCTTTCACCAGCCGCTTTGCGGACATTATCAGCCTTGGCTCGCGCTGCCTTGGCCAACTGAGAATCGCCATCAGCCTCAAACTCCTTGGCCGCAGCCTCGTAGTCATCAGCCGTATAGCCCTTCTCGTCCCGATGAGAATTGGTTTCGGTGGCCTTGGATTGCTCCCGGCTCCTGCTCCATTCCTCACGCTCACGCCTCACCGCTTCGCGCTCAGCCTTGAGGGCCTCCTTCTCAGCGTTGATTTGTTCCCAGGACTTCGCCTTTCGGTTCTGTTCCTGAGCGAATTTGCTCTTCTCCTTATCAACCTTCGGCTCTGTCTTTGTCGCCTTCGGTTCCGTCTCTGACTTCGTGCTTACTTCCTTCTCGCCACCATCGAACTCTTTGCTGGCGGTCACCTCATTAGAGGATTCCTGCTCAACCGGAGCTGACTCGTTTGATGTTGGAGTCTGCTCCCTTGGCTGGCTGTCAATATCGACACCGGCATCGTGATCTCTGGCCAACGCGAGTAGGCCATCTGCACTCATTGATTCGTCTGACATATTGTGCTTTTACTCGTTTGCTGGTCCGCACAGACCGGCAACCGCAACTTTGATCCTATGTGTTCGTGGCAGAATCTGGATCATCATCCTGCCCCGTAATTGATTCCTGATCGGCCATCACTTCGATGACCTTCACAAGACTGGCCTGACCCATTGCAAAGCCTGACGAATATTGCAAATGGTTTCTATCAGTTATCGCAGAAGCATTCTGCATAAGCACAGTGTTTAACAGTGCGTCCCTGAATCGTTTGCCAGTATCGCTATTGAAGAAATTATTGAGCGTGATCGCGTCCTCCTTACGCCAAGGAAGCGGATCTACCCATCGTTGATGCCGCGCAAATGTCCACGCGGTACGGACTCGTGCGAAGAAGCTGATCATTTACTTGCTGGCTTTCTTTCGACCGGCAGCTTGGCGGCGCATGAACTCTGCGGCCCCCAGCTTCTTGCGACCGATATAGGCAGCAAGTGCGCGAGGATCATCGGCCCCTTCCTTACGGAGTTCGTTGGCCAGTTTACTGAACTTGGATTTCTTCTTCATGTTAGGAAATGGGTCGCCACGCCTTGCAGGACCACGTTCTTGGCTTGGTTGGATCTTTCGCCGTGTCGCAATTATGCCGCGCACGGAAGCTCTTGCGCCGTTCCGGGTCCGATTTCTTGATGGTCATGTCGGGATCACCGAATCGCACCTTGATGACCGTTCCCTTCGGGTTCTTCACATAAACCGCACTCTTCTTCTTCTCACCCGGAGTGTAGAAGGGCTTGTTCAGAGTGACTGTCTTGCCTTGGTATTCAGCCATATCAAGCCTGTCCTCCCGAGAACAATGGCGAAGCCTGAATATCCTTCAAGCTTTCCGGTTTCTTGGGCTTCTGGAACCGAATCTTCGGAGCAACACCCTCTTCGAGTGCCTCCATGATGATCGGTCGCGGTTCATCCGGCAATTTCGGTGCGGTTTGCACCACCACGGTGGTCACGATTGGGTTGTTCATGGCTTTGAATTCACCGCACCAGTCTTCATCCTTCATAGTAGGCCAGCAACTGGGTCTACTGCTGGGCGGATACCTGCGGCAGGTCTTATCCGCACTGAAAAACTGGCAGTCTTTGCAAAAATTCATCACATCTGAGGCTGCTGAGCCATCGCCTGAGCTTGTTGCTGCTGCTGACTAGGAAGGAGACCGCTACTCGTAAGGAATGTTTGGATCTCCTTCCGCAATTTCCGCGCTTCATTGGTCGCCACCTGCTCGTAAGCCTGCAAGAGGCTGTCCAAACGCATCATAAACGCGTTCTGTGCCGCCGGACTGAACTGCTGACCCTGCTGGATCGCCCCATTCAGGTACTGCATCAGCACCCCAATGCGCCCAGCGTAGTTCTGCCCCGGCTTCGCGGGCACCGGAATACCCACCAGCAGCGTCGGGATCGTCTTGGTCTCGTCCTCCAGCTCGTCCTGGGCCTTCTGACCCGGATCACGGATCAATTTCTTGATCAAACTCGGGTCATCCAGCTCCATGATGCTCTTGTCCAACGCCACCTGATCCACCCAGGGCGAGTTCATAAACAACTGCTTACGGCTGATGGCCTGCTGAACCATCATCTGGCGGCTCACCATGTCCATTCCACCCTTCGGTTCCAGCTCGTACTGATCATGGAGGGCCACAGGGTCCGCATCCAGCGAGTCCTCCGCAAAGCGGTAGCGCAAGCTCTTGGAATCATACTGCACATACAAGCTCCACGCCTGCCGGTACAGCTTGCCCAGAGCCATGCGGAATAGCCGCGCCCGCAAATCCCCGCTCTGCATCGACTGAGCGTTGATGCTCTGGATCTCGGTCGCCGTCCTGCGATCACCACCACTGCTCATCGCGCTACTCATCGCGTAGTCCGGGCTACCGATCCGGTTCTCCGCAATGGCCCGCGTCTGATTCAACTCCTGATCAAAACTCACCGGAGGCTGCGGCATCTGCACCGGAGCCACGCCATACGGCAAAATCTGCCCCGGCTGGAACCGCAGATTGATACTATTCGGCAACTCCCGCTCCGCACGGAACAGCGGGCGGTTATACAGCGTCATCGCGTCATGCTTATGATTCCACATCGCGGTCATGCTCAGCTCGAACGCCGCCAGAATCTCGCACACGCCTCTTGGACTGAACCAGCCCTTGTCCTTGATCTCATACGGGAAGTCCACGAACGGCAACTGGTTATGCTCATACGGCAACTCCATCGGGTCCCGCAGATCAAGATCCACCGCCGCAGGGCTGTAAGTATAAACCTCCCACACCCCGTCATCCCGCTTCCTATAAACCTCCCAAACAATCACGCCATCCGTGTTCGTGGTGTAAGTAATACCCTCGCGCAACTGCTTCGCATCATCCTCGGTCGCCGCCCCCGGAATGTTATCATCCTCCTGAGGGTTGCCCCGGATCTTCTCAATCGTCTTCGCATCGCTCTTCCACCCAAGCTGAGCTGCCACCCGCTTGTAAGCCGGAACACTCATCGGCATCACATGCACCGCCCAGTCCGCATCCTGCAAATCCACCGTGTACGCCGGGACCACGAAATACATCGGATCAATCGCCTCGAATCCCACCCGCTTATCACCCGGATTCCAGAAGCACTTCATCACCCCACGCCCGCTCATCAGCGTGTAATCCACCCAGCTCAATACCTCATCAATGAAGTTGGTCTTCTCCCGGATCTTATAATTGAACCAATCCTCGGCCACCTTCGTATACGCATTCAACTGCTGGCGCATCGGCACAAAGCTGGCCACAACATCCATACCCAGAGCTTGCTGGAGGAACAATGGTTTGAGCTTCTCAATCGCCGTATCAATGAGCGGCCAATGCAGATCCGCCGCCTTCGGCCAGGGCTTATTCACACGGCGCAACCCATTGTGGCGTAACTCATACCACCTCGTCTGCCTCAGCTCCCACGGACTGCGTTGGCTCACAGCCTCGACAATCTGGCCCTGCAACGCGTTCCGCTGTTTATCGCTCATCATAAAATCGTTGTCCTTTCCTACCCCCCAACATCACATCCAGCAAGCGCAACCCCTTTTTCGCTATGCTCTAGTGGGCCAATCTCATCCTCCAACCTCTCCATCAAACTCCTACCATCCTCGTTCACCGCCCTCAAATACTCGTCCATCCGCTTCCCACCACCACCACAGAAAGCCAGTACCACCGCATCCGCCCGATCAGGACTATTCACCCCACGCGCCCGCAGCTCATCCTTCCCCTCCAGCGTCAACTTCCCCTTCCCATTAGTCCTCACCTTCCGGCTCACGAACTGCTGCAACAGCACCTCATCCGTCCCCACCGGTCCCAGATTCACCTTACCCTCCTCCACCATCCGCCCGAACTCAATCCACATCTCCGCCGCCCGATTCACGAACTGATCATCCCGGATGGCCCGCTCACCAAAGTTCACCCGCCGCACATCCCAACCCTCCGCCCTCAGCGCATCACACATCACCACACCCATGCCACCCACATCCGCATAAATATCCTCAGCCTTCAATTTCCACTTCCTGAACTCCGATATAAACCTACCCACGCTGGCCATCGTGTCCTTATCCCTCCAGCGGACCAGCCCCTTAACCGTATTACCCTGACGCACCACCATCACGCTCTCATCCCCGCCCGCGCTGAAATCACAACCCGCCGTCAGCCGGTGCCCTTCCAGCTCCTCCTTGGGTGGGCCAGAAACAACCTTCTGCCAGTCGGATGTTTTGACCGCCGTGAGACTCCCATCATCCTCCATGAACTCCGCATAAATCATCGACCGGACCAGCGGATGACCCTCGCCCCACCTCGCGAACTGATCATCAATCCACTCCTTCCGAATATGCGGGCAATCAAACGCGGTAACGGTAAATGTCTGCCACTTACCATCGTTCCGCCTGAATACATCGTAGAAATACCCGGAGCTACCACCAGGACTGCTCATCAGCAACGTCCGCGTCGGCTGGCACCGCTCCATCGACTGGAAGATCCCGTCCGGCACCGCTTTCGCCTCGTCCACAATATACATCAAATCACCACTCGGACCCTGCACATGCCAGCCCTCCGCCTTCTCAGGGTTGCTCGCCGAGAACCCAATACACCGGCTCACCAACTCCTGACCATCCACTTTTTTCGGGTATACATAGCGGATCTCGCCATCCTTGATCGAGAAACCATTCTCCTCTCCTCCCAACCCATTGATCATCTTTCGCAAATGCGGCCACAGAGCGTCGGCCACCTGTCGATATACACCAGCGGTGCAAACCACCAAACTCCCCGGCCAGCGGAGCATGTGCCAGATCACCGCACTCGCGGCCACCATACTCGTCTTGCCAGAACCATTCGCCGCTTTCAAAGCTACCTTCGAGTGCTTCTCATTCAAAGCTCCCAACACCTTCTCCTGCCACGCATAGGTATCACGCAGGCCAAGCATCATCTTAGGGAAGTTCTGCAACTGCTGAGCCTCCTCCAAGAGCTTACGCTGCTTCCAAGCAGGGATATGCGAACCCATGCCGAGTGAAGGAGATTTCTTTTTCTTAATTTGCTTGACTGCCATAAAATTGGTGTGCGGTGGGGGAGGGGGTATAAGGTAACAACCACCCCCCACCTGGGTGGTCCCCCCACCCCGTGGTCCTATTACTACAGCCGCTTATTCGTATACACTATCCTATTTAGACTGCCCTCCGAATGCTCCTAGTAGACTACCGCTAATTGATAATTCCTTGCCACCTTTGCCAGTATGTTCTAGTGAAGCCCTTGCAACGTAGCCACGGGTTCTCTCTAACAACCAAGCAGCACCCTGCCATCCATTGGATGCATCCAGAACCCTTCCTTGCATTTCAACCTCTCCGGTCACACGAGCAGACTCTAATTCCATCTTAAAGTCTGGATGGCGGGACAAGTAAGCGCCCCAACCCGCAGGGTTCCCACAAGAGAACCCGCACAGAACAGCAACCCGGTCTTCAGGCATTCCAAGGTAGGCAGCACGCAAAGCTGTTTTTTTCTGTTCGGAAGAAATGGATTTTTCGGGTCTTCCTATCTTCCCCCCTTTCCCCTTCTTTCCCGTTTTCCCTTCCTTCACCTGGACGATTTCCATGGGTTCACTTTGCGCCACAAAGCATGCCTAGGAATTATTTTTCCCTTTTCTATCGTTTTCCGTTGCAAAGCATCGCATCCCATTGCAATCTACTCCCGTGAGCCGATGATCGGCTCCGTCAAACACCATGAAAAAATCCCACAAACTCCGTGCGTTCCTAGCGTTTATCGCGCTTAACCTCCTCCTCCTCCCGATCATTTGGCTTCTGGCCGATGCTTTGATTGGAGGTTCCCTGTGAGCAACGGCTTTGTAATCCACGAAGACCAGCACCGTGTCATCATCGCGACGGGCTTCTCTAAAGCTTCGGACAACCGGAAAACCGGAGACATGATTCAAATCTGGATCCTTGTGAAGCTTGTGGACCCCGTCCGCGCGATCAAGGAAGGTTTGGATCGTCTCATTTGCGGAAATTGCGTCCACCGTGGCAACGGCGACGGCTCCGGTCGTTCGTGTTATGTAAATGCTGGCCAAGCTCCCCTTGGCATTTATCGCGCTTGGAAAGCGGGTAAATATCCCACACTCCAATTTATGGATTGCTTCGCAGGTAGGAAAGTCCGCTTCGGCGCATATGGTGATCCTACTCATCTCCCTTTGAGCCTTGCGCTTGCCATTGCGGGTGTCGCTTCTGGTCACACGGGATACACCCACCAATGGCGAAAGCCTAGTTTGCAAGGGTGGCGTTCCATTCTTATGGCATCCGTGGACACCACCGCCGAACTCCTCATCGCCCGTTCCATGGGATGGTCCACTTTCCGAGTAACACCCGACACCGATCACCATAGTTTCGAGACCCTTTGCGCTTCGGAACGCAATGGAACCCCGTGTTCCGTTTGCTTGGGTTGCCCCGGTTCACGAAACGGAATTCAATCGGTGTGGATCCCGGCCCACGGGACCGGCAAACGTCACTTCATCGAAGCCCAAGCTTGAATTTCCCGGTGAGTCCATGGGGGAAACCCCGTGGATTCCACGGGCAATTGATGCCCTTCAAACTATGCAATCCATTCAAACCAAATACCTTCCCCCCACGGACACAAAGGGGGCACGCATTAAAGCAACCTGTGAAAGGGGAACCCGTACAATCCCGTACCCCTATGAATTGTCCGGTGATTCGGTCCATCGGGAAGCCGCCCTTCAATTGATTGAGCGATTCGTCGCCGAAGATTGGAAGGAGCGGGCCACCCCACCGTCACAGAACCCGTGGAAGCGGGCTTTTGTCACCGGTTCCCTTCCCGATGGAACTATGGCCCACGTCTTCCTTTGAACATATGAAATCCGCTTTCAATCTCATTCAACGGGACGCATTCAAGTTTTCCGTGGGCCGTGCGATTTTTTGCTGCCACCCAGACTGCGGGGTGATTCTAGATTATCGGCGGGCTGTGGAACTATCCGCTTGCAAGGGGGACAAGTACGTTTCGGTCAAAGTGTTCTGCGCCGATTGCGCCGACCGAGTCCGCCCGATAATTGAGGAGAAGCTTGTCCCCCTTGGAATGCGTCTCGAGGTTATCGATGGAAGGAAGCTATGAAAGTCTATTGGAAGGCATTTTACGGTCGAAGCGAGTACACGTTCCAAGGCCGCAACGCCAAGCGCGACGCGTATCGACTGGCCAAGCGGTTCGGCGGGCGCGTGGTCCGTGAGAAAGGTAAGCTGTGAAACCCCTTCTCCGAGTCCTAGGCTACCTTGGGCTGTGCTTGCTGTTTACCCTCCTATTGATCCTCTCCGCCCTCGCGGGTAACTAACCCAAGCCAATCGTCACGCCCCGTAGGTTCCCCCCTACGGGGTTTTCCTTTGCCCCGATAGTGTCCACCGCCCGCCCGCTTTCCTTCCTTAGTGGGCCATTCCTTCCTTCGTGTTCCCCTACTCCTTCGCCAGGTTATTTGCATAGCACTCCAAGGTAAGACATCCCATGTCCCACCCCGTTACATCCCCTGCGACCCCGCCGGTATCATCCCGAAATCTGTTTCGGGATCATGCGATCTCATGGTGCGGTATTCCAGATCCTTCATATGCCATACGGAATTCGGAATTCGGGAACCAGAATTCGGAAACCGACCCGGTTACAATGGTGCGGTAGACCGTAAACCGCTTGTTGGATAGCGCAATTTATGCTTTGTCGCGGCATGGGTGTGAAGAGAGTGATGGCTATTGGTTGCAGTCATGGCAACCGAGCGAACAAGGACGCGCTGGCGGCGGTTCTGTTGTTCCGGGAGCGGTTCAAGCCGGATGAGGTGATCCATCTGGGCGATGCCTATGATCTCGCCTCGCTCCGTGCTGGATCGCTGTCCAACCCTGACGATTCGGACCATGCGGACGACTATCTCGACGACATCCAGGAGGGAGCAAAGTTCCTAAACGAGTTGCGGCCCACAGTCTTCACGATGGGTAACCATGATGAGCGGGCCAAGAAGTACCTGAACCATCACAACGCGGTGGTGCGGGGGTTCGCGGAGGCGGTATGGGAGCGGATGCTGGCACCGATCCAGAAGCACTGCCACACATTCATCCAGTACAACGACGCTATGGACCGTTCCTTCTACAAGCTTGGTGGTTACAAGTGGGGGCATGGGATCTTGTATGGTGAGAACTTCATCCGGGACTCGGCGGAGACGTTTGGGAACTGCGTGATTGCCCATGCCCATCGAGCTGGCCAATCAACTGGGCGGACGCAATCGTCCCCTATTGGTTTCTGCGTAGGTACATTAGCGAATATCCCGTCTATGGATTACGCGAGCAAACGACGTTCAACGCTGGCATGGTCCCACGGTATTGTATTTGGAGAGTATACAATTAACAGCGCACAACTATATCTACATCAATGGCCACAAAACGAGAAGAACTGGGTTCTGCCGAGCTTCTGAGGAAGCTGAGGCTGGCAATATCGAACCAAGCTGAAGAAGTGCCGGAGGGCTGGAAGACGGCGGCTCAATGGTCCCAGGAGTGGAATGTGACCCATAACGCGGCGGGGATTGTTCTGGGCAAATCCACCAAGCTTGGGCTGATGGAATGCCGCAAGTTCCGAATCATGTCCCGGAGCCGTGGGGTCTATCCAACGCCCCATTACCGGTTGATCCCCAATGGCAATGGAAAATAGCCATTCCGCCATCCACACACCATCCAGCAATCAAACGCGATCCTAGGGCCATTTCCGCTCCAGCAATCGCTATCCTCCATCCACCACCACAACCACCAACACGGGTACTTCGCAATCCAGTGGGAGGGTTTCGAAAAACCGCAGCCGCAGCGGGGGGCGTCAGTCCCCCAGAGCGTCGCGGCGTTTGCGGTTTTTAACTCCCTTATTAGAGGGAGTGTAAGTCTCCCTCTAAGGGAGAGTAGCAGGGGGGATGCTAACTTTGTGGGGTGGGCTGCAAAATCAACATTCCTTTACATTGACGCGGAAGCCTACACGATGCATTCTGTTCTTGCTATGAGTTATCTCGACAATGGTTCCACGCTTCGGTCGATGTTCCGACTGATGCCCCCGCAACGCCACGATGCCGACCCGGACAAGTCCGAGGTACTGGCCTACATCCGAAAGAATCTTGCCTGTGAGTTGGGTCGGGCGATCCGGGCTTTCAATTCCATGAGGAACAAGAAGTCCCAAGTCATAGTTTATGACATGGTTCATAGGCAGTGGCGTGGTTGTGACTGGGTTCCACCGGAGGATGAGGATCGGGTGTCGTTGCTCTTGAGGATGGTCAATGACCTGAAGCGTGATGTTGCGTATCTGAAGACCTCGGTGAAGAAGCATGAACGACTCATTGGCCAACTCGAAAGGAAGCGTTCGAGCAAGCGCGGTGGGGATGAGGAGCCGGAACCGGAGCCTGAACCCGACATTGATCCCGAGGTCGTGGAGGCAGAGAAAAGGGCCTCTGAAGCCCGCAAGGCTATGCAGAAGGCCCGTGCTATAATTGAGGACGAGAAGTGGAGGGATTCTATGCTCGCCGCCCTCGCTGAGGGCGATACGGCTTCTTCTCCTTCAGTTCCGCCCCAGTGAACGCGAATGGGTTGCACTCTTCCCACTGAATACCGGTGGCTGAGTGCTGTACGTTGAGGATGGGGGATTCGAGTCCAAGCCTTGATCCCCGCTTGCAGAAGGCGAGCTGAAACCTTCTAGGCTTGAATTGGCCTACTTCATGGAGAACCGCTATCTCCCGCGCCCAGTTGGCGAGTTCGGACGATCCGAATCCGGCGTGGGCGAGTTCCATAGTGGTGAGTGGTTCTCCGTTCTCTTTGCGCTGAGGCTTGGAGACATGGTGCATCCAGATCCAAGCGACCTTGGTCTCGTGCAAGATGGGTTGGAGCTTGTTGCGAAGGAACACGCTTACCTCGGACTGATCACTTAGATCTCCTCCGAAGTAGGAGAACAGGGGGTCTGCCACTATGAGATCGAGCTTGGATCGGTGGATGAAGCGTCGGGCGTAGGCCAAGAACTGTTCACCGGTACGAACGGTCTCGGTGCGGAACTCTAGGTTGGCGTTGAGGTGGCGCATCTGATCTCCGGTGAGACGCATGGTATGTGTCACCCCTCGGAACGCTTCCGCGAGATCGCCCTTGTCGTTCTCTGCTTGGATGACTCCGATCTTCAATGGCTTCACCGGTTTGATGCCGAAGAAGTCGATACCGAGGCACCACCTGATGATGATCTGCATCATCAGTGATGACTTCCCAATGCCGGTGCCACCGCTGATGATCATGCTGGAGCCGCGAGTGAGCCATCGATTACCGATCAGGTTATCGGGATCTTTCTTTGGATCAAAGTCCATGAGGTCTTTGACCGTGACCACAGTAGCTTTGTCATCATCGGTCTCACGATCCGTGAGCCATTCTTCCCATGAGTTCGCACCCAGGTTGTTGGCCAACAGCTTCTGCTTCTGATCTCCGCGCCATGCTCCGGGTAGCCGGGAGAAGCGTGATGGATTCTTGTTCTTCGGATCGACGCCGGGGATGGACGAGTAGATGAGATCCCGGCGGGCATCCCACTCCTTGCGTGACGGTGCATCCACCCGGACCCATGCGTGGATCGACTTGCCACCGCTATCGATGAGTACGCTGATGGGCAGGCCAGAGGAGCGGAGGAGCTGTTCCTGCTCGGCCTTGGGCTTGTCATCGAACTCTACCAGGACATGGCGGTACGCGCTCACATCATTGTCCGATCCGCTGTATAGGCTGGGCCGGAAGGGATTGATGCGGACGAACACCCCATCGGTGCGGTCGCTGCGGAACAGGATGGATTCGGGGTCATCGAAGCGGGCGATCCAATCCTCGATGGGCAGGAAAGACCCGGAGGTCATTGGCTTACCGTCCTCGACCTGCTCGCAGATGCAGACCACTTCGGTTGGAGCGAAGGCGGACTGGAGGAAGCGTTGGAACTCCGAGGCTCCGGGGGCCGGTGGAACCGTTGGTGTAGGCCGCTTGAAGGTCACACGCGAGAGGTCCATGCCCGTGCTGGTGCTTTGGATCAAGTGGCCAGCGGGTTTGTCGTGGCTCCGGGAGGCTGCTTCACGGAGTTTGTGGGCCAGATCCTTGTCGGACCACGGTGGCTGGCAGGATAGGTTCCATTCGGACAGCAGGGTCATTGCGTCCCCGTATCCTAGCTGGAAGCCGTGTACAAGGCCCACGGCGGCGGTGTAGGTGGTTGAATGGCCGTTCTGTCCTGAGACGGCTGGCGGTACTTTGGCAAGCCAAAGAGCCGCTCGTTCGAGCGTTGTCATGTCGTTGATTCGTTGCTGAGTTGGACTGCGGAGGCTATGGCCTGCTTGTTATTACGAACTTGGAGTGGAATTCAGATTCGAGGCGAACGTATATATTGTCGCCCCGGCGATATATGACTACTGGAGTTCGGAGTTCGGCCAGACGGTACTGAGCGCATCCGATGAATTCGACGATGATTGCTGGGTTGGTTCGGTTGACGTACCAAGTTCTTGCATCTTCCATTTACGTTGTTCCTTTATTGGGTAAGCGATCCATCCGTTGGCAACTCCCCACGAGATGATCCGTGGCGCATCCTCGATGAGCTTGCGATTCTCCTCCGTGAGTATGGTTCGTTCTTCTTCGGTGATCTTGGACGGCTTCTTGTTGTTTTCCAACCGTGCTTCGTACCAAGGCTGCTCGTGTCGTGGAGTCTTCATGGGTGCGATAGTTTGGCCAACATACAGTTGCAATAGTTGCCTTTGGTTGCGGCGTTACACTTTGGGTGATGCACCGGATTGGAAACGATGTGTGCTGTCAGATCCTTTGTGATGGTGACGAGTTCCAGGATGCGAGCTGACGCTTCGGCGCATAGAGCGTTGGCTGCTCCATCGACGGAGCAGATCTCGGTGGAGAGGATGTTGAGTGCGTTGACGATGTCGTGTGTTGAGGACTTGTGCATGGATCAGATTTGTTTGTGGATGATGATTCCATTTCCCTTTGCATCGGTGAGTTCCACTGACCGAACGTCTTCCAGTTTGGCCAGTGTCTTCAGCATCTCGATGGGGTCATGGGCTTGTGCTACGCAGGTGAGGTGGATGTCTCCATCTCCGTGGATGACCTTGAGGTTGTCTTTGGTTCGATCCCTTAAAACGCGGATGGTCCGCCCCTCGGAGAGACGGACCACCTTGATCGATTCCACTAATGGAAACGAATGTCTGGTCATATTAACTTGTTGCAGTGCGGACAGGTTTTGATTTTACGGAATTCGATTGGCTGAATCCCGGCCCACGCACAGAGATCGTGGTAACTTCGCAGCCCGAAGTTCTTGTACTTGAACGGTCGAACGTCCCCGGACTTGATCATGGTGATGAGTGTCACGGGGTTGTTGACCTTGAGCTGAGTCATCAGCTTGGTATTGCGAACGCTGAGTCCGTTGGTCCACAGGTTCTTGGATTCCTCCTGCCTATTGTGAGCTTTGAGGACCTGATGAACACGTTGCTTGGACATCTTGAGGGTGTCCCCGATGACTTGGTAGGTGAGACCTTGCTTACGGAGTTCGGTGACCTTCTCGATTGATTCTGTTAGTTTCACTTTTGGTTTACGTTTCTTCTTCGTGGGTGCTGTGACTACCGGAGCGGGAGTTGGGT